TGCAATGAGACCCCACGGACCTTACCGCCAAGTTCTGTTACGGCAATAGGTCTGATTTTAGGTGGCGAGGTCATAGCGGCCGTTCTGCGAATGATAGTACCAGAGGGGGTGTACCCCTCACGGGGTACGCTCTAGGAAATTCCTTGGCTGATCTAATTGGTTCGTGAATAAGGCCTCAAAGGGTTGAACTGCCTCAGCTGCCAACTTTGTTGGTAGATAGTAGCATCGTTCAGACCTTAAGGCCTGGTTCGCCAATTTCCTGATCAACCTAGGTTTCCCTAGGAGTTGTTGGGGGAGAGTGGAAAGGTTTCTTATCTTCCGTGAAATTGTTCGTCGAAAGACGTCTGTGTTCACAGTCACTGTACTTCTTTGTGACTTCTGGAACTTTTTGGCCTGCCTACGGATGGTATTTGTAGGTATGGGATAAATCGGCTCAAATTCGAAGTCCATGTCCAATCTTTGTTCATGAGCGGCGGCCGTAACGGTCAGCACTCGGAGGTCTGGGATAGCAAGTTTGCCTGAGTGGCTTTTTGCTTTTTCCCATTTCTCCATACGCTCTTGGACGTAGCTTCGAGTTTTCTCTCCTATTTTTGCTGTTGACTGTATTTTTTGTCCAGTTTCGAGATAGTGGAGGATGCAATTTACCTGTGCCCACGATGATCTATTTGTGGGACGGCCAGAACCGCCAAGTTCCGGTGGTACGTTAGGACACAGGAGTAGTTCTTGCTCCAATCGCCGCAATGTGTGATCTGCAGCCTGGGCCGCGATGTTGTCGCGTGTTCTTCGGATAACGTTGAGACCGGTTAGGATGCCGAACGGTTGAGCTGTTTGTTTATTAAGCTCCCTTGCGCCTACCATTTCAGCGATCTTCGTGATCATGTGACACTTCGCCACGCATTCCTTCTTGTCCCGCATTATTGTCTCGATGAAGTTCTCACAAAATCTACCATTTGGACCGTAGTACGATTTTTGCTCGTTGTACACGAGCTTGAGCTCTTCGATAGTAGTTCTATAAATCTGTCGTTGAGCCTCAGTCCAAAGTGCAACTAAATCGTCACCACAAGTCTGGTATGACCTTGGGTCTCGAGACGCCTTTGATGCGGCATAGTTATTTAGGCAAGAAAGAATCGCCCATGTGCCTGCATATCCCATGTGTGATGCCTGCGAAGTTATTCGCCCATCCGGAAGTTCCTGTTTACCAAGCGTATTTAGCGCGGCTGTACGTTCCTCGTCGGTCCAGTTTTGACCTTTTGCGCATCCTCGGATGACCGCGGCGTTGATCGAATGTTGGAAGTTGTCGCTTGCCTTGGACAAGTCGGCGCTCAGTACTTTTGCGTCGGGTAGTCCCCTGAGTTCGAACTCCATGTTTGACATGGCGAACTTGCAAGTCGTCTTCCTCTTGATCGATGCGATCATCCGGTCACCTAGGATCCTCATCGCGTGTGTCTGCTCCGCCGGATGCAATGAGACCCCACGGACCTTACCGCCAAGTTCTGTTACGGCAATAGGTCTGATTTTAGGTGGCGTTGTCATAGCGGCCGTTCTGCGAATGCAGGACTGGCCAAGTTCTTTAGCTGTGACTTTCGTCGCCTCGGGCTCAAACGGTGCTAGCCAATCAGTGGCAGATACGCGTGCGCGCGCAAACAGGATCGGTTCGTACGTGTTACGATGTACTTCTTCTGGAGTGAACCAACGGAGATTTCCGCCCGGAATTTCGGGTTCTTCAACCTCATCATCGGATAACCAATCGTCGAACGCTCGTTCGTCGATTTTCCGAATGTTGGGGTCGTTGATCCTCGGCCTTTCGGGTGGATCTAGTCCTACTAAATCTCCGTATAGATCAATCGGTGCGCATAGTCCTGCGACGCGGATATCTTTGAAAGTACTATTTAAGATAGCCGCCGCTGTGCCGCCGTCCTTTGCCTTTTTCTCCAGACAAGCTGTCGTAGCTGGGATGGGGTAGCTCGTTACATCCCTCCTGCCGTGCCATTTTTCAGTCGGTGTTTGGCCGGGTTTCCCGAAGAATCGTTCTGCGAATTTCTCCAGGTCGACTAGGATTGCGTTATCGACGTGACGTGGTGTTTGACACCAACGTTCTACTGTCGCGTCGATTTCCTTATCAACCTTGAACTGTGAGATGGGTGCCATGATTGCTCGCTTGACTGTGGACGCGATATGCGCTCTTTGGTGTTCCATACCTACTAGTTTGTAGTATGTGGGTCTTGAACCCTCGAAACCACCTGCGCCGCTCCAGTCACCCGCTGCATAGCACTCACAGAACCCTGCGAATTCTTTTACAGGACCCAGCCCTTCGTATGCCATGCGCCCGACAAGGTGCAAATACCGGTACATCCAGAGAGATTTCTTTCTGATAGGTCCCTTAGGACATTTGCCGTATGCATACAAGTACGCCACTGATAACGCTGGTAAAGCCTTAGTTATCCACTTTCCTCCACTTTCTCGCTGGTACAGAAGTCCAGCAACTAGACGTTTGCGTAGCAACCTTCGCGAAGATTGTTGCGCAGATAGCATAGTCATCAGGTCATTGTAAGTGCATGGGGGCGTTGGGGAATACCAAGTTTTGATATTTGGCTTTTCTCTGATACACTTACGCCTTACTTTCTGACCGACTTTGCCTCCCCGCCTTGGGAGACGTCTAGCTTGGGGTTTA